GGGAACTGCTGCAAAAGATTTTGGAATTGATATTTCAAGTTTTTTACCTGAAGGATCTAAGGAATTTGTTTTTGATGATGATATTGCAACTATAAATGCATTGGAAAATCTAATTGCACCAGGTTATGCAAGAGTTTTATTCCCTGCGCAAAAAATTACAAATTTACAGATAACAGAAGCAAAAAAAGCTTTGGCATTAACTGGTTTGACTGGATCTGATGAGGTAAAAGCAAGATTATCTGAAATTAAAAATCAATTTGACCAATTTATAGAAACTAATCAGTCATTATTAGGTTCACAAAAAAGTATTCCAAAATTTAAAATTGTTAATGGTCAACTTGTGGAGATTGTAGAATAATGGCAATAATATTTGTTGAAGGTTTAGGTGAAATTGAAATTGCAGGAAATGCTCCAACAGCAGAAGAACAAGCTGCTATTGCACAAGCACTAGGTCAAACAGAAAATTTAAAAACAACACAACCAGTTGAAGAAGAACAGCTTAATTTTTTACAATCAGTTGTCAAAGGCTTGGCTGACAGGTCAACTTCAATGGCGGCAGGCGGAATGGCAGGTTTTGCAAAAGGTGCTACCGCAGGAACTTTAATGGGAGGAGTTGTTGGTGGTGCTGTTGGTGGTCTAGCAGGTGGAGTATTAGGTGCAGCAGGAGGAGGTCAGGTTTATGACATTTTTGAATCTTTTATAAGAGGAGAAGAATTAAATTTAGATGATACATCCAAACAAGCATTTCAAGATATAAAAAGAGAAGCTATGTTTAATATGGGCGCAATGTCTTTGCCAGGACTTAAACCTGCTATTACAAGACTTTTATTAAAAAAAGATAAAGGACAATTAGTTGCTAAAGATGTAAAACAATTAAAAGAAGCAGGTGACAGAATTGGAGTTGATATTTTTCCATTTGATGTAATGGGAAAATTTGGAAATTTATATTCAAAAGTTGCAGGGGTTTTTCCTATAACAGGTAATCCTATAAAAAATGCAGCAGCTAAAAGGGGAGAAACTCTTAATAATGTTAGAAATCAAATTCTTAATGATTTAGCTCCAAACACACATTTATCGGAACTTGGAGTAAAAATGTTTAATGCTGCTAAAAATTCTTCCAAAGAATTTAATAACGTAGCTTCAATTATGTATAAAGAATTTTACGATCAAGCTGCATCAATAAATAAAAAATTTATACCAACTCAACAAATAAAAAAAACAGCTCAAAGTGCAATAGATGATTTTTTAACAAAAAGACCAACTGCAATAACTACAAAGACTGTCAAAGGTAAAAAAGTAAAAGTAAAATCCAAAATACCTGCAAATGTAAATAAAAAATATGAAGCATATATAAATCAACTTTCAAATTTAGAAGATTTTATAACACCTGCACAAGTAAAACAAATAAAACAAGACCTTGCAGAATTTTCTTCAGTTATTGCAGGTAAAGATGGTGGTGGTGTTTTTAAATTGACTAAAATTGCAAAATCCGCAGATGCTTC